GAAGGGTTGTAGTACAGAGGTGGTACGTTCAAGAAGAACGAAAGTGAAAAATCTGTCCCCGCGCAACAATAGCGATGGAGATTAGTCTTCTGAAAGTTCGTACGAACGCTGGGTTTGATGCTCAATGAAAGCTTGTATGTGTCGCGGTGACTCTGATCTCCAGACGTTCCACGCGACCAATACGTAGGATTGGGATGATAGAAGCGTGCACCAGACATATGAGGCATCTCAAACGAGATACCAGGCTGCCCACGCGTATTGCTCAAAACAATACCACCCCCTCCATTATGCTCATGCGCCAATGTGTTGAGTCGTGATGCTTGTTGGGAATAGGTATCCGCTGGACTGTACGTCACAACATACTGAGGCCCGTCAGGGGAACTCAGAGTTGCGTTGGACAATCGGCGCAATTCAACGCTAGACACGACACCGACCGAATCGACGTCGGAGTCAATATTGTAGTGCCAGCGAACTGAACCTCTTAAGCCAACAAAGGCGGCAGAGATCCATTCCAAGTAAGTCATATTGGTGTAGTTGTACGGATACGTTGTGGCTGGTGTCTCTACACCCTTAGCCGTGTACATACCATACGGATCATATCCCACCGGAGGTGGGAATTTGGTCATGTACCAAAACAGGAGACCTCCATGATCAGTCGTGTTCGGCATTTTGCGCCCAAGGGGTACTGTGTCAACTTTACACGACCGGCGAAGAAGTAAACGCAGTGATGGAACGGGCTCAGCGAAATTCACCAAAAACCGCTCAGAATTTTGCGTTGTCGCATCGAAAGGCGAATCCCCAGACTGCATTGTGATATGCGAACATCCGTCGTAATCATCTAGCTCCATGGGGTTAGCAAATTCGAAGTTTTCCGCTCCACGGACGAACACAAGAATCTTCACAGGAGCCACATCAACTGGTGCTGACAAGTTGGTCAAACACCGAACAGACAAAACCCCGTTATCATAAGCTCGACCAGCTACTTTGTCAACTGCCGTAGACCACACTGCGGCATCAGGCGTTTTTCTGTTAAGCAACCAAGGGAACTCTTGCAAGTAAGGAACCCTGAACTCGACTTCATCATTATCGGAGATATCCACTACTCTAGTGAATACAACATTCGACAAATCCGCTGAAGTATTTGTGAGCCCAATAGGATCCCAAGAAATTCGCAAACGACCTTGGTGGAATTTACTTGCAATAATTTTGAAACGGAAGATGATGTCTCCTTGCCAATTGGCAAACATCGAACCGACCCAAGCGATAGGTGTCTGGTAGATTGTATAAGTACCACCCGCGGTGGCACCTGACAATGCAACAATATTAGGATTCACTTGAGTTGAGAAGTATAGTGTGCCCACAGAATCAGTTGTATTCCAAGTCGTTCCTGTTACGTACGACTCTCGTTGAACGAGATAACTGACTGCGAGCTCATCTTCCGTAGGCCCACCAACGATGGCGGGGTCCACAGACAGCTCTGCTTTGGGATCTAGCGTGAACTTGGAAGTAGGTTCAGATATATGAGCAGAAGCAATGTCGTGAAACGGAAGGTTCTTCATCGGCTTGACATCTTCAATGACGGGCACATTAGACCAACCGAAGAGCTTAGCTATGTGGGACACAGCCGACGCTCCGATTGTGGTGGCTTTGGCGAAGCGACCAATAACGGGTATATTATGGAAGTGTGAGGCAAACTTACCAATTGCCGCCGCGGGGGCAGAAACTGGACCGTTCCCATACTCATCACTACCAGATTGCAGTGCTGCACGGTAAGTTGGACCAGTAATCTCTGGCCCCTCCATCCATGCATAAATCTGCATTGTAACACCGTTTGTGGTCGCTCCGTTGGCACTCTGTAGGACTGCAAATTCTGTGAAAGTTAAGCGACCCATGAAGGTCACTGCATTCGCAGAGGTAAGGTCCAAATAATCATATGGTAGTAAGAAAGGCAAGGTTACCTCTCCTGCTGTACCCAACTGGGGATACACCCACATGTGAGGGCGCTGAGACAAAGCTACAAAACGCGCTGAACTTGTAGTTAGCGGCAACAGATCATTAGGCGTGGGTGCGTAAGACACCAACAACGCACCGTAGTAAAATGGAGCGGAGTTCATCACGATTTTAATCTTCAAGTTACCACGCAAGAAAGCGAAATTCTGAATCTTGTTCTTAATGTAAGCGTTATTGAGAAAGAGAGTCCACGGGTCAATGGTACTCTCTGCGAGCCCCGCTTCCGTCCAAGAGATAGTGTGAATGAGCGTCGGACGCTCGAGGAACCCAGTAAGGGCAACTCCACTTTGATCCATCTTTTGATCGCGCGGGGCTGTGGCGAAAACAATTTTCTCACCTGCGTCGGCGTCGTTAAACGACACAGTCTGCGAAGTGAGGACCTCTGTATGGTTTTCCATGGTGACTCTGCTTGCTGAAGAAGCTGAGTCGGTAATTGTATTAGCTGTAATTGAAGCAAGTGAAATATAAAACAGGGCGTACACTCTTTGAAGCCCTGAGTCCCCGGCTGGGGCAGTCTTCTGCGGCAGGTTCACCGCGCTTCCTAAATAGGAAGTCCCTTATCCGTCTGCAAGCATTTACACCTCCGAAGAGTAGGTGCAGAGATCAATGCAGACGAGCACATCTTTGGTTTGACGCCGCGTTAGCGACGTCGTGACACCAGGCGGCGCCACATGTATGCCATCACGAAAATATCCCTAGGGGAAGTCGTGATGGCAAAGGTTACCAGGTTCGGCATCAACACTGCAAAAAGGCAGATATCAATAAT